AGCACGTTCCGGACTTTCGTCCTCCACTCCACCCCCCGTAGAGGATGGAATTGAGTTATTTTTCACTATCAACATTATTAAACTTATTACTAATTATACGAAGAATATAATCAACTCTTTCAAGTTTAATCATAGCAAATTCTAACTCACCACGTAATTCATTTATTCTTTTATAAGCACCATAAAGTTTAATAGAAAGAATTATACATACACCAGTAATAACTCCTAGAGTAAATAAAATAGTATCATTCATAAAAGTAATTATAAAGTTTACGAATAAGTTCAATTTTAATATTATTTATTTTACAAGCTTTAATAACAAAATCAAAATCACCATATTTAAATAAAGCATCTATATAATCTTTAATATCACTAAGCCAAATAATAGCACTAACAGAATATTTCTCACTATCTTCATTAGTAATATACTGTCCAATACCTTTAGCAATTGTATTAGCAGTTACATCATTAATCATAAATTTATCTGTAAACCAATTATCTTTTATATATTGTTTATCAGTATATTTATTACGAAAAGCAGCAGATAGTTTATTACATAAATCAATATAAGACTTAGCAGCAGTTTTATTATTATGATTAACAAATTGAACATCTTTAACCTTAAGAGTTAAATCCATACCGCATTTAATAACACGAAGTTTAATTGTCTTTTTAACCTCATCAATATATAAAACTATACCAAGTTCATCTTTCCAATATCCACTAGATAATATAACTATATCATAAAGTTTAACTTTAAGTCCAGTTACAATAGTTCCATCAGCTTGTTTATAAGTAATATAATTCATAGCAAAATTGTATTAAAATTTTAGTTTAACATTTATTAGCTAGTTCTTTTGCCCTATATTGAACACAATACGATTATTGATGAATTAATCATATTATATATCAAAATTCAATAGAGGACAAAAGAACCATATCTACGAAGCTGTAATAGACAATAATACCTAGTTGTCTTATTCCGAATCGTTATTTTGTGGAATATTTTTATCACCACGTTTAAGACGTTCTTTAAGTATATGTTCAGCAACAGAACCAAGTTTACATTCACTAACATTATAACTAACACCTTTAGCATGAGTTACAGCATATACAATAGGATAATCAATATATTTATTATTACCTACTGTACGTTCAACTTTAGTAACTGAAACATTAGTTATAATACCAATACAAACACCAAGTTTAGTTTGATTATGATATTGATATGTATATTCCATATACACAACTTGACCTTTTTCAAACTTAGCTTGTTCTTCAATGTATCTATCTAATAGACCATTAAAAATAATTTCATCAAAATTATCCATTTTAATTATATGTTTAAAGTTAATAATATACATACTAAAAAGCCTAGCAATATCTTCACAGACAAAGCTAGGCACAAATAGCATATGAGTTTATACAATCACTATTATTACTAATTTCACAATTAATAATAACTAAAATATTAACACCAAATACTTAACCAAAAAGTATTATATGACTAAAACATAGCACACTTGGACTATAATAATTATCAATAGCACTATCTTCACAGACCATGCTATTAGCACAATTTTAACCAGATTAAAATGGATAAATATTATAGTTTCGGAGTTCAATTCCTCCATCATCAGCAAGTGAAATAACACTACTATCTTCACAGACAGTAGTATTAGAAATAAAATCAAAAACTTATGTGGGATTATTTAGCAGATTTATTTGCTTTTCTACGTTTAAGTTCAGCATAAATTTCATCATCGCTAAAATTCTTAAACTTATTCTCTTGTTTATTATTATCAACAGATTGATTAACCATTTTAATCATTTCCTTATATTCTGCATTAGAAGTATCAATAATATGTTGAGCAATCAAATGATTAATTTCAGTATTAGCGTTAACAATATTAATAATCATATCTTTAGCATATTTAGGAAAAACAGCAAGAATAGGTTTAAGAGTATCTTTATCTTCAATTATACTATCCCAACGATTAATAAGCCAATCAAGTTCAAATCCATCTTCAGTAGCAAGTTTAATAATATCTTCTTGAGTTTTACCAAAATCATTAAGATATTTTTGTTCTTTAAGAACATATACAAATAAAGCTAAACCTCTAACATATTGGTCTGGAGATAAAACTTTATCTTTAATATCATTAATGAATTTATTAAGAAGATTACAATCTTCTTTATATTTACAAGTTTCACAAGCAATATTATTACAAGATTTACCAAAAACTTCATCAAGAATAACTTTAATATTAATATTTTCCATAATTTTATTTATTTAATCATAATAACCAAAAACATCATTTTCAGGGTCAACAATAGGACTATCATCAACTATTGGTTCCCAAGCAATATCGTCAAAATCTTGACTTAGACATTCTGCATGAATTTCAACACCTTCAACATTATTATTGAAACTTGTATCATCTTCAACAAAATAAATATCAGTTCTTTCCATAATAATATATTTAAAATAAACTCCGAGTAGAGGATGATTATCATCAATGTATTTAACTCTAAACAAACAAATATAAAACCCTGTAACAAAATGAATAAAAATGAATAGCAAATGAAGACTAGCTTTAACTAATTCAACAACACTATCCTCCACGGGGAGTCTATACTACAAACTTAGTTAATCAGGAGATTTAGCTTTATTAAGTTCAGCTTCTGTATCAATCATACTATTAATAACCTTTTGATTATCAGTAGCTACATCAGCATGAGCTTTAACAAGAGCATCAATAAATAAATCTTCTGTATATCTATATTCTCTACGAAGACCACCATCAGCAATAACTCTAAACTTATTCCATAGAAAATCAACATAAGCACCTTTAGAGTTATTAATCCTACCATCGTCTTCTAAAGTATGAAGAATATTAAGAGAAGTATGACGTCTAAAAGCAGCATTAAACTTAACAATACAAACTACATCAAGAATATGCTGAGGAACATTAATCCCAACAGGAACACCACGCTTATCAGTCTTAGCATCTTTAAAATCATTATCTTCATTAGCTTGACTAACAGCATTAGTTTGTTCTTCCTGTTTACGAACTTTACTTTGTTTCTTCTTCCTAGCTTTATTTTTAGGCTGAACAGTTTCACTACTAACAACAGCATTAACTTGTGTATCTTCTTCAGGAACAACAAGTCTACCTTCTTGTTTAGCTTCTTCTAAACTTTCAGCCATAGTCTTTTTTCTAGGTTTTTGTGGAATACCAGTAGTAACATTATCAAAATTTACCATAACACTTATAAGTTTAAGATTAATATTATTATCAGTAGCAATATTATTCTACTGACTAACACAACAAATATAACGATTAAATTTAATACTCCAAATATATTATAATTTATTTATATTATAATTCTAACTAATACTGAATCACTGCATTAAAATAACTAAAATAGTTATAGCAATAGGATTTAAATGAGAAAGAATATAATCAACATCATAAATATAACGAGTATGATAAACATAATCAACATCAAGAGTATAAAGAGTATAGAGAACATAATCAATATCAGTATTAGCAATATTAGTTTGATTAATATTAATATTACTATTAAGACTAGGTTTAATAGTCATTATAATACTAATACTACTAGTAGAGCTATTATTAGCTAGGGCTAATGCTATTGATTAGTATGGCTAGAAGTCTTATTAAACTTGACAATACTGTTGAGGCTAAACTTGAAGATATTAATATGACTAATCATGATGATTACACTAATGTTCATGATAGAATTAATACTAATAATCATAAAGATGATGATAATGATAATAGAGATGATAATAGATAGAATCTATTAAAGACGGAGATAAGATAGATTTTATCTAATAGATTGGGTCTATTAGAGATGGAGATGTGATAGATAATGTCTATGAGAGGAAGATAATGAGAATGAGAGGGAGATTAGGCAATAGGTTTAGATAGATTAGGAATAGGAGGTTGAGAAAGAGGTTTAGTAGGATGAGGAATTGTAAGTTCTCTAATATCATCATCACCATCAACTCCCGCAGCTTTACTCTCATCTCCATCATTATAATCACTTTCATACTCATTCTCAATCTCACATTGCTCGCACTATTACATTCTCCACATTCAATATCACCCGCAATATCACTAGTTACCTCTAGTCACCGCTAGCAAAATCAAGTTAATCAGTCATAGTCAATACTAGCCATCAATAGCAAAATCAGTCATGAATAGTATCAATATGACCAAGTTTAGTTATAGTCACCAATAGCAAAATCAGGCTCAATATGACCATAATCACCATCAAATTCATCATAATTTTCATGTTCAATATAACCTTCATGTCCAATACTAGCTCTACCTAGTTCAATATGACCAGTATTAGCAGTATCAAAACTAGCTGAATTAGTAGTGTAGACCCCCCGTAGAGGATGGATATGATTAGCATTAGCTCGACTAGTATTAGCAAGTCTAGCAAAATCATCAAGACTATCAAGACTAATAGCACTAATTCGAGAAACTTGTGTAGCAAGTTTCGAAGTATGACTAACATGACTAATAATATCTATAACAAAATCATCAATAATAACTACATCAAGATTATCAAAATTAGTATTAATATTATCAAGATTATCAAGGTTAGTAATACCAGCTTGGTTTGAACAAGTCAAACCAAGCTGTATAGAGCATGAGCAATAGTCTATTACACATACGCGCGCGTGGGTACATTAGAGTAAAAGTCTATATATATTATATATATAATATATATACGACTTCTTACGGTTAGGATGATAATATAATATAAGCTATGTTGTTTATTTTTACTAGCAGCAATATCATCTTATTCAGTAGGAGATTCTCCACGAACGTTACCTTCATCTAGAGCATCATTAATATCCTTAGCGATACCTGCAAGTTTTAATACAATAAGATTACGATTATTATCTACAGCTCTATATAGTTTATTAATATTAGTTGAGTTCCCATTTGAACTAATATTAGTAACAACAAGAGGAACATAATGTTCATCAAGAAAAAGTTTAGTAAGTTCAACAGAAGTAGTAGAATTGTTATCTTCTACTTCAATAGTAGTAATAATACGTTTAACTTTCATAAGCAAGATTATTAGAATTAGTCTTATCAGACAATACAGTAAGATTTGTATGAATAAGACTTATCAGACTGTTAAGTTCGTTTACTGCAATCTATTTAATGTTGACTATGAGCATTACTATGTTGTTTACTAGCAACAGCACCAACAAAACTATTGTTGATAACATCAGTGCTACCAACCCGAAGGTCAGTAGCACCATGTTCATTAGAACGGTACGTCGTCATCGTTCATTACAGTAGCAACAAAACTAACTGCTTTAGCTTTAGCCTCACGCTTGGCAGCAATGGCAGCACGAGCATCGTCCATAATCTGCTTGATAAGTACATTATATGCACCAACAAGAACAGGGTCAGTAGGTTGTTCGATACCTACAATATGATATACATATCGGTCATAATCCACAACATTGTAAAGATTGTCTTTACGAGTAAATGGATTACGGTCTTGTACACCAGCAGGTACGAACTGGCAAAGAACTTTGACACCAACACCAGTCAGATACATACTAGCAAAGCCAGCTTCAGCAACCTCGCCAACATAGTTGACAAATCTACCGTAGAACTTGTCTTTGCGCATTACAAGTAGTATCTGATTGAATGACATCTGAATAGCACCAAGCATACCCATTCGATGTGTACCATCAGGCATACTTTGAGCACCTTTAACAGGATTACTAATAGTAACAAATGCATTAAGGTAAGATTTGCCATTTGCAGCAGTTCGTTCTTGACAGTCAATATTAGTAATAGTAGTATTAACTACATGACTATGACCGTCAGTACAAATAGACTTGACAATATCTTCGATAGTCTGAACTTGTTCAGTCTTTGCAGCATTAGTTTGTTCAACACTTGTAGCTTGTTCAACTACGTTAACATTCTCAGGAGCAACAGCAGCACCTTGTGCAGCTTGAGATAAATCTTTTATGTCTGGCATGACTATTAAGTTTTTAATTATGCTAATCAGTAGCATTACTGGCAATTGTTCTTCAACTGCAAAGTATTTAATGTTGATAATGAGCAACATCATCTAGTAGAGATTAATCTCTACTAAGATAACTAACAATAGCCGATAGTATTCCAAATATAATGGCAGTAATTTGTTCATCACCAGTTGGTTCTACTTTCAGTACTAATATGATAGCTGGAATTATTAGTATAATAGCTAATAGTAATAACATTTTGTTTGTTTTCATAATTGTTTGTATTAATAGTTAGTAATATAATGAGATGAATAATCTCAAAATATTTAATGTTGATAATGAGAGTGAGAACTTTACTTTCTCCTAGAATTTGACGGGGGTAGTCAAGACGAGTTTAATGACCCACCCCTCCTACTCACTAGCCTCATTAAAACATTAATATACACTACTTTCACTCTAATTATTACCATTACTATCATTTTCACTATCACTCTCATTATAACTTTTCATTTCATTTTCATTATCGTTACCTTTATTACCTTCATCTTCATTATTTCCATTATCTTCGCCCTCATCTTTATAATTATCATCATTTTTATCATCGCATTTAATTCAGTCCTCACCAATATCTATAACTTCAGTTGCATACAAATCTTTATTCGCAATTACAATACCTTTATCAGTATCATTTTTAAATAAAACAAATTTATCAACTATAAGTCTATCTTTATCATCAAAAGTTTTTATTAATTTAGCTTCACTAATAATATTAATAAGTTTGTTAACATCACCTCTAAATATGTAAATAGGATTAACAACATAAATATTTTGTAAATTAGTTCTTTTAATAATATTTTCATCTTCAAGATAAGCAATGGCATTATAATAATCTCTACGATTAGGTTTAACTAAACCATAACCTTTAATTAAATCATGAGAAATATAAATAACATTACTATTAAATTTAATATTTTCAGCAATATAACCAATAAAAGAAATAATAACAGCATATCTATTTTTTCTTATTATATCCCAAACTCTCATACCAATAGTAACAAAATTACGTTTAATACCAACTTCTTTACTAAGATGATAACCATTATCAAATTCAGCAACTATACCAGTTCTGGTACTTTTATTATAACTAAAAGGATTAGCAACAACAAGTCTTTGTTTTTCAAATTCTTCTAAACAATCAGCATTATAACAAACATCATTAACAAGTTTATTATAAACTTTACTAGGTTTAAAATCTTCTTTAAAAGTCATAACAATAATAGTATTAAGTTCAACATAAAAATATATTACTCTAGGAAATAGCGAAATGTGTTCCACCCATGGAACAAATATAGCAAATAAATAGCGAAATGTGTTCCATGGATGGAACAAGTTATGTATTGTAACTTATTGATAATCAAATAATTATAAGTTAGCAATAGTATCTATATAGA